CTTTAAATCATTTAGAGAGAAGAGAGAACATCAGGCAAGCTATAATGAGTGGGCTGCTAGGATCTTACCAGAAGCAAGCAGGCGGCATTTTGAAGTGCTCGCATTTGGAGCAGGCGTCAATAGAGCAAGCGCGTGGGGTACATTGTCGAACAGCACAGCAAATGAGTGTATCAGAAATCTTCGATCATTACCGAAGGTTGAATTCACAAGATTTGAACGACAGTGGAGAGAGGAATGCACCAGACGTTTTGGAATCTCAGGAGTCAACACCATCAGATTCTTCCAACTACGTGTGGGAGGAGAGCGAGTGTCACTTGATTCGTGTTTTGCGCCTCCAGCCAAACCAACGAGGAGAGGTAGAAGTATGCAACACAACGCAACGCGATTTGGATTGTGGGCTATGGTTGCCACCGGCAGCGAGTATCATAGAGCGAGACGGGTCTGGTCAGATTCCAGACTTCCTTTTAAGGAAGCCGTGCAAGCACTATACGGACAAGAGCTGGTTAGAGAATTGGAATCCAATTCAGATCGTGAGGCCCCAAGAGAAGATCACTATGACAACAACTAACCATTTCAATTATCCTATTGATTTGCTTTTGCATATTGAGGGAGATGTAGATGGAGTTACTTGGGTTGAAAAATGCGTTGATGGTACGGATGAAGTAATTTGTGCTCGTTTAAAGAATCTCAGGGTTAATGATGAAAACATAGTAGATGATGTAGGATGCCAAACTGACAATAATCAGTCAGATTTTAGTGCGCAATGTGTAATGTCTTGTTGTGATGTTGGATGTCAAACGGAAGAGGTTGATAGATACAATAATCAGGGTGACATTTGTCCAAGTCAAGCACATACTGATGCAACGTGGAAGACAGAGGTTAAAGATGGAGTCAAACATTGTTATCTTTCAACGGATTACTGTTTGAAACCAGCTTATGCCGGTCCTTCCGCGCGTTACAGCATGTATGTTGATGGCTATGATGAAAATGATCGCCGTGCTTACAAGGTGATCTCGTTTATTGATGATGAAGGAGTTGAGGTCAAGTATATTGACTATGAATTGTTTTGGCATTTGAGAAGGACAGTTTTGTTCCTCCCTTTCACTGATAAGACGTTGCAGAATTTGCGTATAGAGTCTTTAAAGTTTTTCGCCATGTTCAAAACTAACCACCTTGATACTGCGTTAGTCACGCAAGTGACTGAAGCAACTTGTTTGGCCGCTGCTATTCCTCCTAAAGTTTCTTTGAAACGAGCTAGAGCAGTCCTTAATTGGAATGCTGCTAAGCTTAATAGGAAGTATAAACAACTAGTGGCTGAAGGGAAAGTTGATGTATCATGGTGGCAGTTTTGGAGGAAGGAGGAAAAGCTTTTTGATAAGACTGAATAGGTAGGGTTGCCTGGTGTTTGTTTATATAGCTATCTTAAGCATTTAGATCCTGGAGTGAGTCGACCTGGTTCTTGGATCAGGTTGTCGGCTCCTCTTGGCGTCTGCAAAGTGACAGAAAGATCATACTGTTACATTGGGGATGTCTGGAAAGACGCTGGGATCACGTACACACATAATAACTGTATATGTAATGCTTATTTGGCCTTAACACTCAGACATCAGGCTGATACACCTAAGTTAGAAATTGGCATGTTAGAACCCTTCAGGTTTGAATTGGATTTGTTATTGGAGAAAAATAATCAATTAGTTATTAAGAATTTGTTCACACGTCGTCAAGTTGTGTCCGGGTATAGAGGCAGATGGTGGGCTAGATATGAGAAAGCTCGCCGCGCTTTAGATAAACGGCCACTGGAAAGAAAAGACTTTTACAACGATTGTTTCGTAAAGGCTGACAAGGAGTTAGGAATTAGGAAAGCAGCTAGGTTGATACAATACATGAAAGCTACAGGTGCTTTGGAGATGGGTAGGTTTACTCATGCTGTTGAAGGCAACATTTACAAGTTGGTTGACATCTATGGCACTAAAATCTTTGGCAAGGGTTGCAATTTACACGAACTTGCTGAAGATTTTATTGTGAAGAAGTCACATTTTGAATCACCTGTTTACTTGTTGCTTGATGCTTCAAATTTTGATGCTCATGTAAGTATGGAATTAACCAATGCTCTTATTAATTGGTATATCAAGCTTGTTAGTAACCACAAACAAAGTAATTTGGTTAAGTGGCTTTGGTCCCATGTTCTTGTTTCCTATGGATACAGTAAAATGGGGTTGAGGTACAGAACCAGAGGTACTGTGTTTAGTGGCAGAATGGATACAGGGTTGGGTGATAGTTTAGTTTCTTATGCGATGTTGTGTGCATATATGCGTTCATGTG